GGTTTACTATGACATTTACGTTTTAGGGGAATGGGGTGTTTTAGGAAATCTTGTTTTCAATAATTGGGAAGTAAAAGACTTAAGCGAAATAGAAGATAGCTTTAATAGTTATTATACAGGTCTTGATTTTGGATTTACGAACGATCCTACTGCTATAGTTAGGTTAGCCCGAAAAGATTGGAATATATATATATTAAGAGAACACTATGAAAAAGGGCTTAGCAATAGTGATATAGCAAAGGTTTACAAAGATAAGTTTGATGGTTATGTTTATTGTGATAACGCCGAGCCGAAAAGTATTAGAGAGCTTAAAACATATAACATAAGCGCTAAAGCAACGGTAAAAGGTAAGGATTCTGTGAAACATGGGATCCAATGGATAAGACAACATAAGATAATAATAGATAAACGATGCACTAATTTTATAAATGAGATTAGTACATATAAGTACAGAGAAGATAAAGATGGGAATGTTATGAATGAGCCGTTAGATATGAATAATCACTTGATGGATGCCATGAGGTATGCTTTAGAACACTTAATGAGAATATATAGAAAAACTGGCCTTAGAGCTGGTCAACTGGGGTTATAATGGTAATACATGGGGATTGCTTAGAAGAGATGGATAAGTTAATAGATCAAGGTGTAAAAATTGACTTGACAATAACTAGCCCGCCTTATGATAATTTAAGAACATATAACAATAGTTTAGAATGGGATGAAAATATATGGAAAAGCGTTATAAATAAACTATATAAAATTACTAAAAATGGCGGTGTTGTTGTTTGGGTTGTTGGAGATGCTACTATAAACGGAAGTGAAACAGGAACAAGTTTTAAGCAAGCTTTGTGGGCGAAAAAGTGTGGGTTTAATCTGCATGATACAATGATATATATAAAAGAGCAAATGGCTTTTCCTAGTAAAGACAGATATCATCAAGGATTTGAATATATGTTTATATTGTCAAAAGGTAAACCAAAAACATTCAATCCTATAAAAGATAGGAAAAATAAATCATTCAATAGGAAGCCTTCAAAAAGAACGGAAAGAAATGCTGCTGGAAAGCTAATTAGAAAAAAACCAGTCAAGGTAAGAGAATATAGCGAGAGGTTTAATCATTGGTTAATTTATAATCTAAAGAGAGGGTTTGAAAATAACCACCCTGCTATATTTCCAGAAAAACTTGCATCAGATCACATAATTTCATGGAGCAATGAATACGATACTGTGCTAGATCCGTTTGCTGGAAGCGGAACTACAGGAATAGCCTGTCAAAACCTAAACAGAAAATATATATTGATTGAAAAAGAGCAAAAATATATTGATATAATAAATAAAAGACTTGAAGAAAATAACGATCATTTATTTAAGGGTGTATCTTAATGGAAGGTGATGTAAAAATAACAACTAAAATATATGAATACCCACGTGTAGAGGAGTTTACAAGTTTAAGTGAAAAAGAACTTGTTCAACTCATTGAAGAAAACAGGGAGTTCTGGGATAAATATTCTGAAAATGAGCAATATTATATTGGTGCTAATGTAGCAATAGCAAGTAAAAGAAATGTAGATTCTAATAACCCAGATTCAAGGGTAGCAGTACCATACGCGCGGACTATGACTCAAATAGTGAAAGGGTATATGTTCAAAGCTGGACTTATTACTTATGACAGCGATAATGATCAATACATGGAAGTGTTACAAGAGATATTTGACAGGAACGATGAAACACTTAAAACCTCAGAACTTGGCGAGAGTCAAAGTAAATACGGTCTTGGTGTAGAACTTATGTATATAGATGAGGAAGCTGAGCTAAGGTTTACAAACGTTAACCCGAAAGAGTGCATATTTCTTAATAATATGGAAATAGAGCCTAAACTTTCAGGCGCTATTAGATATTACCTTATTGATGAAGATAAACAAAGTAAAAACAACGTTAAAAAGTACAGGTTAGAAGTTTACTACTTGGATAGAGTAGAGGTGTACAACTTAGAAGAAAATAGTTCTAATAACTTTAAGATAACTTCAAAGGTTGATGAATACCCTAACCCTTTCGGAAAAATTCCTTTTGTGTTATATAAAAACAACCAAGAATTTCATGCAGACTATGAGCCAGTCAAACCCTTAGTTGATGCTTATGATATATTAGCAAGCGATTCAACAAACGAATTAAACAGGTTTGCAAGTGCTTACCTTATACTTAAAGACTATGTTTTTAGTAATCCTGATGATGATAATATGAAAAAAAGAGAGTTGGAGAAAATTAAAACACGTAGAGTTTTAGAGTTTTTAGATGGTCAAGGTGGTGCTGAGTTTCTAACTAAAGATATACCTAGTGATTTTTTTGAAACCGTTAAAGGCACACTTAGAGAAGATATAGAGTACCACTCACACATACCAGATTTTAGAAGTAAGAACTTCTCAAATGCTTCGGGTGTAAGTATGATGTGGGCTTTGTTTGATTTTGAAAACTTTTGCAGTGATAAAGAAACGCTATTCTCAAAAGGTTTACAACACAGAATAGATCTTATAAACACTTATTTAAAAATAAGAGATGTTCAGTTTGAAAAAGTTAATATACGCTTCAAGAGAAATACTCCTGTAAATCTAACTGAGATTATAGAAAATGCAACTAAACTTAAAAATGCAGGGTTATTAGCTGATGAAGATATACTTAAAACTTTTCCTGAGGATCTTGTAGATAATGTTGATCTAGCTGTTGAAAGACTCAAGGCTCAGAAAGAGAAAAATATGAAAATGTTTGACATGGATGGAGGTCAAGATGAGAGTAATGGATTTAATCCAGGAGATGAAGAAATACCACAGCAGAACGGAGACTAACATAAGAGCCGTTAAAAAAATAGATGGCTTTATAATATTTGAGGTAGCAAATGGGGCAAGTAGCTCAAAACCAAAAAGTGGCGTTCAATCAAAGCGAGGCAATGCTTAACCTGTACGAGAAAAAACTACTTGGTATATATAGGGGATCTTTGAAACAAATAAGAAGCGATTTAATGAAGTTGAATGAAAAGGCTAAGTGGAGCTTTTCAGAACTTAGCAAGTATAATAGACTTGATAAGCTTAAGACTCAAATCGCGAATGAAATAAGGAAACTTGGTAGGCAGTCAGCTGCTGGTTTAGCTAGAACTAACACTAATATAGTTACTAACACTTATAATAGAAGTTGGTTTGGTTATGAGAAAGAAATACAAACAAGTCTAGCTTTCGGAAAAATAAATCCTGAGCTAGTGCAGGGTATTGTAACAGAACCATACCCAGATGTAAAGTTAAGTGATCTAGTAAAGGGAGTTACACAGCAAACAGCTAACAGAATATCTTTTGAAATAGGCCAGAGTTTAACACTTGGCGAGGGTGCTGCAAAGATGGCTCAAAGGATAAAAAACACTCTTAATATAAGTTACAATAGAGCTGTAACAATAGCTAGAACTGAGGGATTAAGGGCAAGCAGTAAAGCTCAGTTAGTTAGCACACAGAGAAGTCAAGATCTTGGTATAGATATAGTTAAAGTGTGGGATAGTACAAACGATAGCAGAACACGCCCGAGTCATGTGAGTATGGAAGGGCAAAAAGCTAATACTGATGGGTTATTTACTTTAGTGAGTGGTAAAAATAGAGGCGCTCAGGCAGAAGCGCCAAGATTGTTTGGTATAGCTGAAGAAGATATAAATTGTAGATGTACTTATATAGAAGAAGTTGATGATATACCAGAGAACATAGAAAAAAGGGTAACGCCCGCAAGTAAAAATAAATATAAACAACTCACTTTTAAAGAGTGGGAAAAGGAAAGGCTATGAACATAATGTTTAAAAAGGCAGCAGTCAAACTGGTGCAGTTTATAAGACATGCAAGCGATGAGCAAATATTAGAGCTTTATAACGACTTAAAGCCCTATGTAAATAAAATAAAAAAAGCTGAAAAAGCTAAACAGGAGATTATAAATGAGTGATGAAAAACAAGCGGCAACTCAAGAGGCAGAGGTGCAGCAAACAACTGAAACTCAAGATAATAAAAGTGATTCTATTTCTTTAGAGAAATATAATGAGTTACTAGGTGAGTTTACAAAAGCTAAAAGTGAAAAAGAAAATTTGTTAGGTCAAGTAAAAGGGTTAGATAAAAAAGTATCTGAGCTACAGAAACTTTCAATGTCAAAAGAACAGCTTAAAGATATGGAAAATAAAGAGGTTCAAGAGAGACTCAAGGAACTTGAAGGCCAACTCTTTGAAAAGAGCAAACGTGAAGTTATTTCTGATGAACTGGCTTTTTTAGATGTAGATTCACAAAAGAATATTACCAATATTATAAAAGGTGATAACTTAGAAGAAATAAAAGTCAATGTAAAAATATTGGCTGAAAACTTAAAAAATAGGGATAAGCAAACTATTGAAAAGACTGTTACTGATACGCTTTCAAAAACAACGTATAAACCAAAGGCGGGGTTAAATACGGGTGAGGTTGGAAGTGATATAAGTAAAATGTCAAAAACTGAGAAAGTGCAATACGCTCAATCAATAGCTGCTAAACCTGAAAACGAAAGATCAAGTAAAGAGAAGTCTGATTATAACAGGCTACTTGGAATAGGATAAAAACGGAGGTAAAAAATGGCAGATGTTATGACGGAATTTATTCCTGAAATATGGAGTCAAAGAGTATTAGAAGATAAAAAGAAAGCTCATGTTTTCGGTATGTTAGCAAACCGAAACTATGAGGGAGAAATAAGACAATCTGGGGATCAAGTAAGAATTCCTCAAATTGGACACCCTACAGTAAACGACTATACTAGAAATGATTTTGGTACAGGTCTTACTTTAGAAACAGCAAATGTAGCAAGCATGACACTTGTAGTTGATCAAGAGAAATATGTTAATGTTGGTATTGATGATATTGATATGGTACAAAGTAATGTTAATGTATTACCACAGTTAGCTACTAACATGGCTTACCAATTAGCAGATACTCAGGATCAGTTTATAGCTGGTTTATACACACAGGCTGGTTTAAGTTCAACTTCAAATAGTGCAACTTCTTATGTTACTATAGGAAGTTCAAACGCTAGAACAGAATTATTGTTAATGGGTAAAACATTCGATCAAAACAACGTTCAGAGAGATGGTAGATATATGGTTATCCCACCTGCTTTAATGTTTGAATTGATTGACGCTGGTATATTAGAGCAATCAAATAATGATATAACATGGCAAGAGGGTAGAACTGTAAGAGCTTATGGCTGGAATCTAGTTATGAGTAACAATGTTAATCAACCATCTACAGATACGGATCAATACAATATTATATGTGGTGTTTCTAACGAGTCTATTACACTAGCAGAGCAAATTGTTAAAATGGAACGTGGTAACTTATACGATGCTCAGAAAGGCTTCGGTGTTTCAATGGGTGGTTTACACGTATATGGCGCTAGAATTATACCAGACAGAACTGGTGTATTATACGCAAAAGTAACAAATAGTTAATAGGAGGTAAAACATGGCAGCTTTAACAACAACAGCCGAAAAAATCGGCATAAATGCAATTTATAATTCGACAAGCGGAGGACATATAGGATTTTCTACCGCGACTACTTCTTTAACTATTACTTGTGGTAGTTTAGAGGACGTAGTTTTATTCTGGCATAATCCTACTGATGTAGATAATGTTACGGCAACTATCTCAGCTTCTACTGCTGAGGGCTATGCCTCTATAGGTAGAGGTGATCTTATTATATCTACAGCCCTAAATAGTTCAGGTTATGGTTTTATTGCAAACTTAGAATCAAACTGGTTTCAATCTACATCTAATGTAGTTACTATTGCTTTCTCAACAGCTATTGCAGCTGGTTTTGTAGAGCAATCATCAACCAGACAAAACTAAAACATGGGGAGCTTGTCTCCCCTTTATATTATCTTTAAAAGGATTTAAAATGGCTAAAAAAACAAACGTAATTAAAATGATCAAAGATCAAGAAAAGGCTGAAAAAGCAAGTGTAACATCTATAGAGAAAAAACCTAGTAAAAGTCAAGTAGATGGTGCAGCAAAATATATTAAAGAGTTAACAGGTAAAGATATGCCTGTTATACAAGAGAAAATAGAAGACAATAAAAGAAAGCTTTGTATAGTGGGTACAGCAGGTAGCGCAGGTAAAGCCCCCTATAATGATCCAAACGCAGAGATGTGGGGAGTAGCTCACAGTCTTATGCTACAAAGTGTTAAGAGACTTGATAAGGTCTTTGAAATACATTTACCTTATATCTATAACCAAGAGGTTAGCCCTTATAGTAGAAAGCCTATTATACATCATGCTAATAAAGAAAATAGCCCTGCATGGATGCCACAAAAGGATATTGAGGCTGTTACATGGGTTAAAGATGACAACTTAAACAATAACACAGTATTTCCTAGAGAATACTTAAAGAATAAGTATAAGGATTTACTACCTGTTAATGATAAGTTTTATGTGACTAATAGCATAGCTTATATGATAGTGTGGGCGCTGGATATGGTAATAGAAAATGATGCTTATGATGAGCTTCACATGTACGGCATACATTTAGAGACTGATACGGAATGGCAATATGAGAGACCTTGTAATGAATGGTGGCTCGGTGTTCTAGCTGGGTACTTACTAGCAAAAGGAAAACGCGGTGTTATTCACTTACCAGAGGAAAGCGAAGTTTTACGGAATGAGCATGAATACGGTATTGCAGATATAGAGGTGAAAAGAAAAAAGATACAAGGTAAGGTTGACTTTTTTAATCGCGGCATAGAGGACATGAAGTTTAAAAGAGGTATTCTGGTAAATGAGGCTGGAAAGTTAAACAACGAAATGAGAATGACCGTAGACCAAAAAATAAACAATCTTAAACAACAATATGAGGCACTAACTAAAGAGCTAAAAAAAGCTGAGAGTATGCCTATAGAGCAATATGATATATTAACAAAACAAACAATAAGTAAAAAGCTAGAGGCATTTAATAATGATATTAAAAACCTTGATGCTAGATTAAACGCGTTTCAAGGCGCAAGAGATGCACACACTTACCATCTCAAAGCCTTAAATGCCTAAGGAGAAATAAAATGAGCAAAATGACTAAAAATGAACTTAGTGCTTATTCAATAGATCTTTTGGGATCAACTTGGAATAGCACATCATTAGATATAGTAAAATCAATAGATAGCTTTGACGCTGCTAGTACCACTATCAATTTCACAAAAGCAACTTTGTATTTTGATAATAATATAGTAACTGGTATTAGTGCAGATACTTCTACATCTATTACTTCTACATAAGGATAAAACATGGCAGAATCAAGATGGGAATTAGATTTAAGTGAAATATCGTTTGGTCAAAAAGGTGGTGTGGTGGTATCATCTACTACAGGCGCTGCTAGCACTGGTAAATTTGGAGCATTAAACTTTTTAAGCTCTGCTACTATTAACAGTATTACAATAGCTGGCGTGACAGATTCAACGTTATTGACAACACCATTTTATGCAGCAGGTCAAACTATTTACGGTGAGATATCAAGTGTTCAATTAAGCACAGTGTATGCTATAGCATATACTATATAAGGAATAATATGTTAGGTTTAGGTTTAGGTAGAGAATATACAGATCAAATAGATTTTGTTAATGGTATGGCTCCAATACCAAGTAATGTTTTTATAACATCTACAGGAATAGACGCTTACTTTATAACATCTACAAACGCTTATTTCTTAACATCTACATAAGGAGATAAAATATGGCATACAATAGCACGCACGCAGGCCAGACAATAGACGACGCTGTAACCTATGGAGTACAAAGCACAGCACTATTTGCAACTCAAAGATCAATACTTTCAGCCTCTACAGATTCAAGAGATGTATTAGAGACAACAGCAACTTGCTCTACTTCTGGAGATATAGTAGCTGAGAGTTTTACAGCTAACGCATTTAATGGGAATGATGCGATAGTTGACAACGGTAATAGTAGCGCAGCAGCAACAATATCTTGGAACTCTGGAAACTTTCAGAAAATAACACTAACAGCAGATTGTACTATAACTTTTACAGATCCAGTAAGTAAGATCGGATTATGTTATATAGAATATATACAAGATGGCACAGGAAACAGGACGGTTACTTATTCTACAGCAAATACAATTAGAACTGGTGGTGGTTTTGGGTTAAATACAGCAAATAGTGATGCTGGTGAGTCAGATGTTGTAACTTATATTTTTGATGGAACTAACTATAACCAGATATCATTAGATTATGACATTCAATAGGGTATAATATGAGTAATATAATTCAAATATTAAGGCGAATGGAAGTTCAAGACCAGGCAATTTTATTGCCAATGGACGACTTTTCTAATGGTGGCACTGCTATTGACAAAAGGCGAGGCAATCAAGATAATCAAACATGGGGTAATGCAACAGGAAGGTCAAAAACAGCAACACGTAATTTAGGATATTATTATGTAAATCAGGATGGTACGCAAAATGATTATAATATAGATGCAGACGCAAGTTTAGAAGGCAGATTTGACCCAGATGAAGGCGCTATTTCAATGAGAGCTAAAATATCAAGTAGCACGTGGGGAGATGGATTAAACCATCACTGTTTTTGGGCTTTTTCAGATGGAGATTTACAGCTGAGAATACTAAAAAGATCAAGTAATGTATTAAGGATACAAAGGCAAAACAGTGCGCCAGATAGTACATTCAAAAATATCGATGGAGCTTACTCAAACACAAATTGGTTTTGGTTCTCAGCAACATGGAACGTTGGTGCAGATATTATGAAGTTAAGGGCAAATGGAGACAACTTAGGAACGGCAAGTGGATTATTAGCAAACACCGACACTATAAATAATGTTGCCATAGGAAATGCGACTGGAACTTTTGAGCCGTGGATCGGGGATTTACAAATGTTTTTTATGTTAGATGGGCAAGTACTTGCTAACCCAGAAATGGACTGGCTAGCACGTTATAACGAGGTGTAATATGGAAAAGAAAATACTGGTAAAAGAAAATATTGATCCGACAAAAGGTGCTGAATTATTGAGAGAATATAAGGCAAAATTAGAAGCGCAAGGAATGAAAATAGGCTCTAGTACAACAGAAAGGTATGAGGATGGTACAGGCCAATTAATAATTGAAGTTTTAACAGAGGATTTGAATAAAGCAGACAATCTTGGTAAAGATGAAGAAATGTTGGAAGGCTCTAATTATGATTTTGAAACTAGCCCTAACCCAGTGACTAAAAAAACAATTTCAACAGTAGTGGTAAAAGGATAAATTATGGCAGAAAGTGGAGCAGTAAGAGATGCTTTATTAAAAGCTTATTCAACAGCAAGCACAGCATTTAACACGATAACTATACCCTCAACAGATAGTTTTCAATTTAACGAGAATGTCTTAACAGGTAACAGCGAATTAATTGTTTCTAATAAAGGACATGAAAGTACAGCTAATTCATATATGAGTAATTTGGCTGCAGGAGCTGTTTTTACTGGTGCTTGGGAGGATACGCTTGATTATGGAACTGTAGCAGTATCCATAAAATCAGATCAAGACTCCGCAGCTGATGGGTTGGACGTTCAATGGTCTGTAGATGGTGTTACAGAAACACAGGATGATGTATTTACTTATTCTAAAAATGGTGGGAAGATTTATACATTTACCCCAGCTAATAGATATTTTAGAGTAGTTTATACCAATAGCACTAATGGCACAGCAGATATAGATATACAAACAATATTAAGAAAATCTTATATTAAAGATTCATCACATAGAATACAAGATTCTATTGTATCTGAAGATGATGCAAGCTTAGTAAAAGCAGTATTAACAGGTCAGGATTCAACGGGAGCTTTTCAAAACGTAGCTACTACCATAGATGGAAATCTTACAATCTCAGATAATTCTAACGGGCTTTCTATTGCACAAGGAAACGTATCAGGAGTAACTTTTATTCATAAATTCGGTACTGCTCCAGATTGGGATGATGGAGATGGAACTGTCACTATTTGGGATGGTGCTAATGATACCACAATAGCACAATATGTTTACCAGTATTCAACGAGTGCCAATATAACTCAAATATCAAGTACAGATGCCGCTGACACTATGAATGTAGAAATACAGGGTTTAAATAGTACTTATGGATTAACAACATTAACGACCTCATTGAATGGTCAAACTCCTGTAACAATGTCAACATCATTTTTAAGAGTGTTTAGAATGAAAAATATTGGAAGTACAGATATCGCTGGCAATGTATATGCGACTACTTCAACAGCTACTTTTACAAATGGTTTGCCGGATGCGTCAAGTGATGTAAGGGCAATGATAACAAATGGAAATAACCAGACACTGATGGCAGTTTACACAATACCAGCAGGAAAAACTGGTTATATGAGGGATTGGTACGCTTCTAGTGCAGGAGCTAATAGAAATACTAACTATGTTATAGATTTATTTGCGCGTAAAGATGGTGAAGTATTTCAACTTAAACATAAATCAGCTATAAGTGATAACGCTAATAGTTATTTACAACACAAATATGAAGAACCAGAGATCTTTACAGAAAAAACGGATATAGAGTTAAGGGCTACAATAACAGATAGTCCAATTACTGCTGCAAGTGTTTCTGGTGGTTTTGATATAGTTTTAGTTGATAATTAGGAGATATAATGTTTAGTAAATATATTAAAATAGATGAAAAGACATATATAAATCCAGATCATATAGTTAAAATTTCTGAAAGTTTAGGAAATTTATATATTGTCTTATCAACTAGGGAAGGAAGCATAAAAATAGAGGATAAGAAGGCAATAAAGAAATTAAAAGGGATATTATAATGAGTACCAGTGTATTAACAAATAAAACAGAAGTAAAAGGGTTTTTGGGAATAACTACCACTACATACGATACACAGATAGATGCCTTAATACCTATTGTATTAGAAGATATTAATTTATATTGTAAGAACTATTTCATTAAGTCAACAGCATATTTTCATGATAGTTTGTGGACGTTATCAACAGCCTCAGAGATTACAAATAGTGATACTGGAGATGTATTTACAGAGCAGTTTATTGTAGGTGATACTATTATAATAAGAGGCTCTAAATGGAATGATGATTATTATACCATAGCTGATGTTGATAGTACAAAAATAACTGTAAATGAGTCATTAAATGCTGAGTCAACAGATAGTAATATTTATATATATCGCGTGGATTTTTTTAAGGATCTTCCTTATATATGCTCTAATATGATAGGTTATAATTTATTTGCGCGCAATCAGGCAGGTAATAAAGGTATAACAAGCGAGTCAATAGGTGATTATTCTGTGAGTTATGGCACTGGATCAGGCGAAGTATCAGCAGGATCTAATACTTATCCGCGCAGTGTTATAAGTGGGCTAAACAAATATAGAATAGCAGGTAAAAAATGATAAGTGATTACTATAATGAAACTGTAGTAATAGAACGCTATACAGTTACAGCCGATTCTTACGGTCAACAGGTCAAAACATGGTCTACTGTAGCAGATGTATTATGCACTATTCAAACCAGATCAGGTGATAAGTCAGTTATAGAACGTGAAGAAGATATAAGGTATAACTTAAGAATGTATTGTGATGCTACAGAGGATATAAGACAGCATACTGATAGAATAGTAAGAGGATCAACTTATTATGAGATATTAGCTTTAAATGCTGATCTTAGAAGTAACCATTTACAAATAGATTTAGGAAATGATTATGCCAGCAGAAGTTAAGTTTGATGAAAACCCTAGATGGAAACCTCTACTTGATAAAGCTATAGAACGAGGGTTAAGAAAAGCACTTTTAGAGGTAAAAAATAGAGTAAAGACAACGGCTCCTGTTGACAAAGGTAACCTTAAAAATAATAATTATATAGAGCAAAAAGGTTTTGCGGGAATAGTTTATAATACTATGGAGTATGCACCAGATGTTGAATATGGCACTAAACCCCATGTAATATTACCTAAAAATAAATCATATTTAGCTTTTAAGATAAATGGCAAGTGGGTAAGGACTAAAAAAGTAAATCATCCCGGTACAAAACCACAGCCATTTTATAGACCTGCTTTATATAATAATACATCATTATTATTAGCAAAAGTAAATAATGAGATAAGGAAATTGTTAAAATGACAATCTATGAATGGTTAGTAAGTAAAATAAATTCTAGCACTTCTATTAGTGCAATAACTACAGATGTTTTGCCTGAATACAGCGATAATATAACGCCGCCTTTTCTGTTATATTATGACACTGGATTTAATAGAAACTTGCTAGAACGAAATACAATACTAGCTGTAAGATCAGTACATAACTCTAAAGCAGATATGGAAAGTTTGAACACACTACTTTATGATTTATTTGATACCTCGACCGCCTATATTCGGGAGTCATCAAGCAATCTAAATGTAGATAGTGTTTCAATCATTAACAACTCTGCAAGCGGTTATGATGAAACAAACAAAACATACTGGAAAGACTTAGAGCTTTCAATATGGTACAATATAAGGAGGTAACATGGCTCAAAATACAATACAAAATAGTTCTGTTTTATACCCAGAAGACATCATATTATATGTAGCTGAATGGTCAACAGAATACACTACAGCAGCAGAGTTATCAAGTGCGACTTGGTATAACTTAGGATCTTTAACTGAATATTCGAGAGAGTCAGCAAACGAAAGTGTTCAACCAGGATCATTTAACGTAGAGCATGATCAGGTATTAACAAAAGAAGCTGAAAACTTAACAATAACACTACAGGAGCTTAATAGTTCTTTAGTGGCTATTTTAAGAGGTGGTATAACTCAGCAAGTAAGTACAGATATACCAGCAGGATCAACTAATAATCCAGCAACAGTTTTATACAGTGGTGGTGCTGATACAATTACACCATGTATGATCTGGGAATATGCAAGTTATAGTGATGGTAGATCAAAGCAGACTTATTTTCCAAAGGTGTATTATGTAAGTGGTGGAGCTGCTAGTCCTAAATCACAGGGAACTGGTGAGTACACAGATGAAGCTTACACAATGCAGGCTAGAGAATCAGATGAGTTATCATATAGCAACAGACGTATATATAAAATAGAAATAGAGTCTACTACTACTACATAAGGAAAGTAAATGAAAACAATAGATTTAACACTCTTTGAAAGTGAAGGTTTTGAAATAAAAACTAAAACTACAACATATAATATTAACTTTGTTTCTTCTGTATTAGAGCTAAAGTTCTTACAGGAAAACCAAAATATAACAAGTAAAAGCAAAGACTTTAAAACTTTAGAGCAGGCCGATCTTGAGCGCTGGAAACACCTCATAAAAAGCTCTATAAAAGAAAACGGTCAAGAGGACTTTGACGAAAAAGATATAAATAAACTAGCACCTTTACAGATTATTGCTGTAATGATGGGCTATATACAATATCTTAATAAAAGATCTAATGTTATTTATCAGGCTTTTGATGATGAGACAAAAAAAGAAATAGAGCAAATAACAGAAGACGTAAAAAAAAAGACAATCAACAAAGCCTTACAAGAATAGGATCTATACTCTTGAGGGAGTACAATCTAGGCTGTACTCTCCGAGAGTTATTTTATCGTTCTGAATGGTGGGAGATAATAGGCTTATTATATGCTAGTGAGGAATGGATAAGAAAACAAAATGAAGCACAGATTGAGGCTAGAAAAAACGCCGAGCTAAAACAAAAAGAAAAAGATGGTAGCTTAAAAATGTACTTTAAAAGGAAAAGATATGGCTAATTTATCAGCTGGTGATCTTCAAATAGGTATTGAAGTAAATACAAATGAAATAGATAAACTCAAAGCTAAATTAAATGGTTTAGAAGGGCAAACCAAAAAAAATAATTTAGGTATAGGTAAATTAGCAGCATCTTTTGGTGTGGCTAACTTGGCTATTGGAGCAGCTACAAAGGCTTTAAATGCAGCAGGTCAAACAATAAAAAAAGGCATAAACTTAGCAAGAGACTTAGAAGAAAGTAACAATAAACTCAGGGTAACTTTTAGAGGTATAGAAGATGATGCAACAAAAGCCAGAGACGCCCTTGTAAGTGCTTATGGTTTGAGTAGAAATGAGGCAACAGATTTACTTGGTGCTACAGGTGATTTATTAACAGGGTTTGGTTTTCAAAGAAAAGAAGCATTAAAACTGTCTGAGTCAGTTCAGCAATTAGCTGTTGACTTAGCAAGTTTTCAAAACCTTGAAGGTGGAGCTGAAAGAGCAAGTCAGGCACTTACTAAAGCTTTACTTGGCGAGACTGAAAGCGCAAAGGCTCTAGGTATAGTAATAAGACAAAATACACCAGAGTTTAGAGAGCAAGTTAAAACACTCATGGAAACTGAGGGAGTAACTCAGCAAGTAGCAAAAGCGCAAGTAATATACCAACAGGCAGTAACTCAATCAGCAAATGCAATAGGAGATTTTGAAAGGACATCTGAAAGCCTAGCAAATAGGCAAAGACGTTTACAGGCAGTACAGGATGACATAGCTGCTAATTTAGGCAGGGCATTCTTACCAGCACTAAAAAGTATAACAGGAGAGTTTTTAAATTCTGCTGAGGGAATAAGGGACTTTACAAAAGAAGGTGAGGGATTAACAAAAATACAGAAAACAATTTCTTTTATATCAGCTACTATATTTGCACTGGGTAAAATAATATCTATAAATTTAAAAATACTAAATGCTTTTAACCTTTTAATAATAGCAGTTAACAGAGCATTTTTGGAGTTAATAAAACCACTAGATTTTATTGTTGATGGGTTTAAAAAGTTAGCTAGTGGCGCTGTAGAAGCTGGGAAAAAAATAATAGATAACGTTGGTAATGCAATAGATAAAGTAATAGGTAAAGCAGGTGAGTTAGGTAATAAACTAGGGATAGAAGTACCAGATAACGTTTCAAATGCACTTGATGTTTTAGAAGAAGCTGGCAAAAACTTTGTAACAAGTATTGGTGATGACTTTAAAGATATCGGCGGTGTATTTGATAGATTCTTAAAAGAGCAAGAAGATGCTTTAACAAAAGCAGAAGATAACCTTAATAAATCAGGGCAAAAAATTAGATCAGCTCAGGAAATATTGACAGAGTTTGCAAAAGATAGCTGGCAGGGCTGGGTAGAAAGCGCAGCGCAAGCTTTTACAAACGTCTCAGGAATAGTAACCAACTTTTTAGAGGCAGATCTTGAAAGATACGTACAGAACGAAGAAAGAAAAATAGAAGCTCTGGATGAAAGATTAGCAAGAGAAATTGAGCTAATTGAAAATAACGGCATGACAAAACAAGAGGCTCTAAATGCAGAACTTGCAGCCATACAGGAAAAGTTAATTCTTGAAACGGATGCTACTAAGAAAAAAGATCTGGAAGAACAAAAAAGCGAAATACAAAAACAAATAGCAATACAACAGGCAACTAACAGAATAGAAAAACAAAGAAATGAACTTGATAAAAAGTTAGCAAAAGAAAAATATAAAAGAGAAGTTGAAATATTTAATGTTAAAAAGGCAACGGATATAGTCAATGCAACTGTTACAGCGGCTCTTGGTATAGTTAGCGCATGGACAGCGGCAGCAAGTGCAGCAAGTCAGGCAGGTATAGCAGCGCCCGCTGTTTTTGCTACTGTGGGAGGTGTTTTAACTGGTGTAATAGGCACTGTTTTAGCAACTCAAATAGGACTAATAGCAAGTAAACAGCCACCACCACCGCCAAAGTTTGCTCAAGGTGGTATAGCTTCTAGCGCATTTATAGCAGGGGAGCAAGGGCAAGAGCTTATAGTGCCTGAGGGAGTCTCTAATAGAACACGTGTATTTAATGCTAGAGATACAAAAGCTATTCAAAATCAAGTGCCTATGGTTAATGCTACTTTTATAATAGGTGATGAAGAAGTGCCAATAAACAGAGCAATAATAACAAATAGACAGCGTGCAGGAGTTATTATATAATGAGTAGATATTATTTACAAGAGGGTGACAGTACTTCTCAATATTGGCTAGATGTAGTTAATAATGTAGATGTAGGACTACCCACAAATGACTATAGATTAAGAAATACTCTCATGGATGGCGGGCAAATAAAAGGCGTGGGAGCTATGCAAGGCCGAGTTTTTGAGTGCACGTATTTTTTTAAACAGAATGAAGAATATGAAAGAGAAGTTTTCCTAGATTGGTTAAGCAGGTCGCTGGTAACAACTCTTTATTTATATAAATATGTTTACAAAAGATTTACTTGTAATATAACAAGTGGATCAAGTGTAGTGGTTTTAGTTGGAAGTACAAACCAGCTAAATCAACTTTCAACAGGTGATCCTATTTATGGTTTAGGCTTATCAAGTGCGAGTAGCGCAATAATAGAAACTATTAACAGCACTTTTCTGGATATAAGTGTTAATCCAACTCAGACTATAGTAGGTCACACATTACAAGTAGATACTTTTTTAGGTAGGGCAAAAGTAGTAACTCAGCCCGATGGTGGGGAGTCATATAATAACATAAGGCTTAGTGATGATGTTAGTTTTAAAGCTATTTCTGGTAGCCCTTATTTTACCAGCACTACACTAACAACTTTTTCAACTCATACAACCAGCTCTACAGAGTTTCAAACTACTTTCACATTAGATGGTTTTAGAACTCCATGTGAATATGAAATAACACCTAGCACAAACATGACAATATTTCAAGTTAAAACTGCTGAGGGATATGGATTTAAAGCAAGCAAAACGAGTTTTTTAACTGATGAAGTGGTAAATGTAGATACTAGAGGAAGTGACTTGGAATGTACTGTTGATAATAATGAGGTTTTTGGCGTGTTCAGTGCTGAGTCAACTCCATTTAGCCTTGATAAAGGTGAGAACACATTAAGTGTAATAGCGCAAGAGTCAACAGATGGCGGTTTTAAAGTTAAATATTATGAGAGGCAACTTTGATATATAATTTTAGTGAAAATACATTAGATGAACGCCCTATTGCTTTAACAGAGGATAGCCCTAATCCAATTAGTTATTTTCCTTATAGAGTAGAAATTGAGGGAGTTAAAACATATCACATAAACGGTTTTGATTGCCCTTTAAGACAAGCAAAATACACCGTAACACGTTCTGGAATGGGTAAAGCACAATTTGACTTTGCTATTATGGATGCTCCTATTGTTTCAAGAGATAAAATTAACATATATAGAAATGGGAAAATAGTTTATCAAGGTTTAGTTGATGGTGTACCAGATAAAGCAGGCGGAAAAGTTACTTGCAGTCCTTTTTTAAATGAACTTCAAAATAAAACATATAACTTTAACTATTCTACAGGCGCTACTTATGAGGAAATATTAGAAGATATTATTTTAGAAAAAGATCAAGACACTGGTGTTTTATGGAATAATACCTTAGTTAATACAGGCTCTACTTTTACTTTTACAGGTGAGTACAAATATGATTCTGTAAACAAAATATTAAAAGATATTCAAGATCAACTTGAAAACAGGTATTTGGGAGTTGATCATAATAACTTTTTTTATGTTAAGGCCTTTAGCACAACTATTACTACTACTCTATATGCTGATGATGATAGCGGTTATGAAAGTGTAAAAGTTACTGTAGATGATAAAGCTGTCAAGGCTACAAGATCACAAGTTTATCAAGAGTCTACAACAGCAGGGCAAAAGGTAAGGCTTGGCTCTGTGGGTTATTCAACAAACTCTACAGAATATCCACCTTTAGCAATAGAAAATCAAGTGGGTGTTATAGAAAACAAAGAAACTGTTTACAAGGGATTAAGCACAGCTGATGGTTTAAACTTTGCTTATCAGAAACTTGTTAAAGATGCAATACTTAAAACAAAAATAGATATTAAAAACGTAGACTATGACAGATACCCTATAGAAATAGGTGAGAGAATAAAAGTATATAAAGAAGAAGATTTATTATGGCATACTATTATAGATTGTGAGTCTACAGCTAACTGGTCTGCTGGTGATCTTTCAACCATAGCAAAAGTTGACACTTATTCTTTACAACTAGACAGTAGCCAGTCAGATTATACTTTTTCAGGCTACAAACGCTGGAAAGGCATTGAGAGACTAGGCTTTTATATTAGAAGTGATAAGATAGGATCTTTTGTAAATGTATATCTAGGCAATAGCACAAATGCACAGGGTGAGCCTGGTGCGCTTGGTATGGGTGTTCTAGGTATTGGTTTATATGGTGTTGGCAGTACTTCTGTTATAAGCTCAACAGATATAGAAATAGGATCAACTGTTAATTTTTCTATTGATATTAAAGGCGTAAATCAGTGGCAATGGGTAGATATACCTACTACTTTTGACACTTTTTCTATTATAAGATTTGAAAGTGATGATACTACAGCGGACGTTAGAATAGATGAAATACAACTGTATTCACTATTCAGGCAATCTTATGAGGCAAATGTTATAGAAATGAGTTTTGATCTTTCAAGTAGTTATGTAAATATAAAAGCAGGCGAGTTTCAAGAGTTTGCAGATGATGATTTTAATATATTAAAAAATGAAGTAGAAGCTTTAAAAGCAGCACAGGAGTTATAAAATGAGTTTTAGAGATAGCGCACGTAGCCCGTTTACAAATGATATTGTTAGATTGTATAATATACGAAGTGAGAGCAAAGGTGGCAGCACAACAAATACAATCGGGGTTAATGATATAACAATACCAGCTAGCCCGAATTTTCCTAGTTCAGATAGTGGAGCTAGTACAAGTTATATTGTATACTTAGATTATGAGATATACAGAACATCAACTAATAGCACATATTTTGAAGTTAGAAATGAGACTCAAGGAGTGGATCTTGTTATAGTTGACGCGGATGTTGCACTAAGTAATTATACTTGTAAATTTAATCCAACTAATACAAATGTAAGAAATGCTATTGAGTTTAATGTTGGTGTAGGCTCAAATAGTGCAGAGGACATTATAAGTTTTAAAGCTCAAAGTGCAGGAGGGGTTTTAAATGCTGCTACACTTAACACATTTGTCAAAGGTGTTTCAAGTATCGTTTTAGCCACTACACAAACTGCTGATTATGGCCAAATAAATGCTGATCTAATTATTAAGAGTACAGAAAATGCTAGTAGTCATATAAATGCTTTTATTACTCAATTATCCGATAATGGGGGAGGGGAGCTTAAATTATTAGAGGGCCAATACAATTCTACTACAGAAATAGTAATGAAAAGTAATGTAACTTTAAAGGGTGTAGGGTTTGGAACTCATTTAGTAAAAAACCATAGTACAATATTTATAGAAGCGGTTTCAACAGATATAAATATTTCAATAGAAGATTTACAAGTTGACGGCAATAGTAATGCAGGGGATGGAATAAACATAGCAGGAAATAGATCAGAAGTAAAACGATGTTGGATTCATGATAATACAGGGGACGGAATACAATTAGGATCTGATTGGTCAAACATAGACAAAAATTATATATATGATAACGGTGATCATGGTGTAAATATAACAGGTCAGTATAATAAAATTATAAGCAATGAATTAAATAACAATACACTGAATGGAATATATCTTGCAAATGAAAATACTGTTATTTCTAATAATAATATATTCTCAAATGATGATCATGGAATTGGTTTAATATCAGCAGATAAAGTAACTATAACAGGTAATGATATATATGCAAATAGTGATAATGGAATATATATACAAAGCAATGTATTTAGAACAACTATAACAGGAAATTCTATAACAGATAATTCATCTTATGGTATATTTGTAGACTCAGGGCAAAACATAAATATAATGTCAAATATAATAGATAACAATGACAGTGATAGCACTTCACAAGCTTTCTTAAATACAAATGCAGATAGTTGTCTGGTTCTTGGTAATATTACCTCAACTAACGCAGGAGTAGGAAGCCCGAAAATTGACGATCAAGGCAATAACAATACTTTATCTAATAACAAATAAGGAGAAATAATGGTAAGTTTAGGAAAATACAAAGGATATGACTATAACTGGTCGTTATCTCATAACGCCTCACACCAGCCGTTATTATACATAAATGAAAATATAAAAGTAGATCATAACTCAACAGATGGCACTCACCCGCCTGTAGTCGGTCAAAACTCTATGTTTTTTGTGGTTAAAGAAACTGATGTAACAGTAGATTCAAATAGTACAGATAATAATGTTTACCCTGCTAATAGTACAGTAGTAAACTATGATCATGAGGCTGTATTTTTACCAGCTGCTTTTACTGTAGACTGGGATAGCACTTCATGTAGCTCCACAGGTACAGCAGGAACTTATTACACTATTTGTAAAGGTGCTGAGAACGTTGGTAGTACTTCAATAGGTTATGGAATAATAGAACACACTACATCTGTTACTTCTTTTAGCTTTGATGAGGCTAAAGGCGGCTGGTATGATCAGGATGGAAATAAAGTCTTAGCACGTTTTAACTCTACAGGTGGAACTGTGGACCAGCTTACAGTATTTTATTCTAAAACAAAAGACAGGGGTTTTTATGCTTCTAAAGGCTTATATTTTAGCTCCACAGGTGTTTATTTAAGTAAAGGTCAATTTGACTTGAACGGTAAAACAATAGAGTTTAAAGATGATATTAAAATACAAGACACTAGCACAGGAATGAATAATAAATGGTTTGTAGCATATATAAATGAAGCTGATGGTGTTACAGGCTGGACTAATTCAACTAACACTTCATGGGCGAATTATAGCCCGTCAGGAAACCAACTTGCTTTATTAGATGTATTTAATGAGGCTAGAAATTATTGTTATGATACTATTTCTTCTAATAATTATAGAATGGTAGCAACTGCATATATGGGGTTATCTTCTGGAACTGATGGGGAGTATGTGTTTAACTTAGAACAAAGACCTAAAACAAGAGTATTATGCAGGGCAAATAGTACACAGCAAATAAATGATAACTCTGTAACAGTAGTGAATTATGACACTATAGAATATGATACTTTAAGCGAAGTTGCAACAGGCTCTACTTGGACATGGACTGCGCAAGATGCAAAAGATGTGACAATAAATGCTCATGCTAGAGTAACAAACGTAACAGGCGCTGCAACTAATGAAATAGCTTTATCTAGAATGTATAAAAACGGTGGTACTTATGGCGCTCATCAACAGCAAAGTCTTGGTACTGCCACCGCGTTAGTATGGCAATCTAACATATCACCAGCAACTAAAAAAGGTGATTATTGGCAGCATAGAGTCTATCAAAACTCAGGAAATGCTTGTAATTTATTAGTATCGGGTAATGATGGTGCAACCATATTTATTAAGGAGAAATAAATGTATCATAAAACAGTAGAACATTTTATAGGTAGAGAGTTAACAAGTACAGATATAAGATTTAATCAGGATGAAAACGGAAATGTTATTATTGATATATGGAACTTACCTGAGCAAAAACCAACAATAAAACAACTTGATACCTATTATAATAATAACAAAAGTGAAATAAACAAAGCACATGAAATAAAAATGTTGAATAAAAAGTATTTACAACAATATGTAAAATATTTATTTGATCAGGCTAAAGAAAGTCACCAGCCTTATCAAGATGAACTAACAGTAATAAATAATAAATACGAGGTGTAAAAATGGATCAGTACGAATACATAAAAGAAAAAGTTGACGATATCTCAAAAAAACTTGATGCTATGTTTTTAAAGTTAGATGCTGTTAAAATAGAGACCGTTGAAAACAGTGTAAAAATACGCGGGCTATGGGCTGCTGTTGGGTTTATGCCTGTTTTAATAACTGTGGTACTTACAATAATCTTTAGGCTCTGGAAATGAAAACAGTTCTTAAAATATGGATAACTATTAAAGTTATATATGGTAGACTTAAAGGCTGGATAGGATCTTTAGAAAAAGAAAAAGAAGCTGTTAAAAGGTATGAGTTAGGTTTAATAAAAAAAATACCATATAAACAGGATAAGTTTTTAGGTTTGCAGTGGGATTACCAGTTTGATGCTGTTAAGGCCTTTACAGGTGGAGATTGTAATAGTATTCATAGGGTATGGCAAATATATTTTAGCAATATGGGCTTTGATAGTTATTTAGTAACTTATATAGCAGAGCCTTTTAAAATGAGTCATGGGTTTTGTATGAGTTATAAAGATGGTATTTATTACTCATGCAACTATGGAAACATACATGAACATAAAACAGCTAAAGAAGCTGTAGAGTTTGTAGCAAGTTTATATGAATCAAAAGTTAAATGTTTTGTAATGCAAGATACACGCTGGAGGTTTATTGATGATAGACAAATACAGGATAACGAGTAAGTTTGGTAATAGGAATGATCCTTTTGAGCCATCACAAAAAGAGTTTCACACTGGTATAGATATAGTAAATGATACCGACCTTTCATTATATGCTTTTATAAATGGGTTTTGCAGGCGTGCAAGGTGGGGAAATTTTGGCGAGGGCAAATATATACAAACAGTAACAGATATACATGGCATAAAATACTACACTAACTATTTTCATAATCAGGAAAACTGGATAATAGAGGGTGACTTAGTACAAATTGGTGATAAAATAGGCATACAAGGCCAGACAGGTTATAGCAAGGGAATACATACACATCTGGAAATATTTACAATGAGTTACAATATGCCAAACGACGATATAAAATACTTTATGAGAAATAGGCGTTATAAGATAATAGCAAAAAGAATATTTTTTGATCCACAGTATTTTTTTGAAAGCTATATGAGGTTAATGAATGACAACGGGTAAAAAAATAGGGCTTTGGTGTTTCATACTTACGGAAATAATAATAATAGTATTTTCAATATGGGTTATTATAGAAAATAAAACAGATTTAATAATACCATTAGTAACTTGTCAAACTGCTGTCATGGGTATAACATGGGGGGCAAAGGCAAGCAGTAATTTTGCAGGAGTTAAAAAATGAACTATATATCATGGATAGTTAGAGGGTTATTCATACTTTTGCTGTGTGTATTGCTGATATTTATAGGTATTCAGCAGTGCAGAATAACAAACCTAAAAATAAAACACGCTACAACTCTAACCGATCAAAAAAGCTACATGGAGAAGCGAATAGAAAACGAAAAGAAGTATTATAAAGAAAAAGAAAAAATATTGCTAGCTAGAAAAAAAGCTGATAAACTACAAAGGGAGGGTAATATTGAAAAAGTTCATAGGCCTTTTGTTAATACTATTATTGATTATTATAAGTTGTCAGACTAGCCCTGTAGTGGTGGAGGAATACCCTACTTTAAAAGATATCCCTCCTGATATACCACTAACAGAATTTTTGGAGAGAATCACACTATACCACAATGATACACAAAGATGGTACGCTGATCTAATAAATGAACTCAAAAGAGCTAAAGTAAAATATAAAGAAGTTAAATAGTATAACTTTAGTTATAGTTCACATTTATTTATATTCAATACCACACAAAAACTATTTGCAGTATCTTGTAGCTCTATATGAACTTTCTCACCTTGCTCACAAATAAACACGTTATAAGTTTCATATAAAACTTCATTCTCTATACCTATTATACGAGCTTTCCAGACCATCTGTGAGCGTGTTAAATAAATAAGATCATTAAACGATTTATAATCAGTAACTAACCAGAAGTTAGAAAACTTAAAACCTTTTTCTATTAACCTTTTATTTTCATATACGTTATATATTTGTATTTTTTTTTCTAATTCCCACTTAATCGGGATCATATTACCATCGCCATGATAAACAATATACTCAGCAGTTATTGGTTTATGATATACAAAAGAATACTTACCAACTTCAAGACTACTTATTGACATTGTTATAAGTAAGAACATTATACATAAATTTCTCATACACACCTCACATAGTTATTATACTAAATAATATTATAAAAGTTAATATAAATATAATACAAACCATAATCACCCCTTATCAAGTTTACTAAATAAACTTTGATCAGCATTTAATTGAGCCAATACAGCCTGCATATTGCTAGTAGCACTTTTATATAGTGCCTCAGCTTCCTCAGCAGATTGTTTTTCTTTCCAACAGATACCCCTTGCAATCTTTTCTAGTATTGTAACAGGTGGCTTACTTATTATCTCACCCTCAAAAACAAACTCTACACCGTTTTTAAGTTTGATAATAGTAACTGCAAGCGCTTTTTCGTATTCAGATATAGTGCGGGCTTTCTGTATACCTCGCTCTTTTATTGATGCTCTTATTGAGTCTATTTCTTTTATTTTACTCCTAATCTCTTGAGCTATTGTCATTATTTCCATCTATAACCTCCCAGTTTAACAGAATACCATCACAGCCCTTTGGAAGATCATCTAAAACATCTTTAGTTTTAAAGTCGTCGTAAAAAGTAACTTCCTCAGGACTGTTTTCTGGTAATAGTGGATCATACATTAGAAAGGTATGTTATTATCACTAGCGTACGGATCTTGTTGCTGGCCCTGAAAAGTTTGAGTAACTTGCTGCTGCTGGTTAGGTGCTTTTTGAACTTCAGCTTTTTTTAATATACCACTTTGTATAATAGTTTCTGCTAAAAAGATAAGGTCTTTTAAATCAGTCTTGTTTAAAAAAGTAGTATTCTGCCATTGACCGCTTTTATCTTTATAGCTCTTTTGGTATGAATAACTATAAGTTGGTTTACCATCAAAGTCTTTTTGCCATATAGACAGGGAAACTTGCCCCTCACGTAAAGTTTTTATTGGTTTGCTCATTAATATAACTCCTTTGTTATTTGGTTTTTGACTCTACGTTTAGCAGAGTAATAATAATATTTAACAAGGCCTAAAAAAGCCTCATATAAAGTATCAGGATCTTTTACCACTTTGTATTTAAGATCGAAATAATCACGGCTGATGTTTAAAACAGCGCACTTGTCTATTTTAATCTCATGGTAAAATATCTCTTTATTCCATGTGGCTTTACCATCTGAAAAGCCTATGTTATACCCGCCTTTCATAAACTGCCTTGCTGCTTTATATGCAGACACTTGCAACTCAGCTTCTTTATAAATACTATTAGAAGTTTTAAGATCGCATAAAACAATATTACCGTTCATATCTTCAAATATCATATCACAAGTGCCTGCAAAACCCTCTACATAACTAAAAACAGGTTTTTCTGACTCTAGCCATCTTGACACGTTATTTTTTTCCCACACTTTAAACTGTAAATACATAGGCCACACACGCGGATCAAACTGATCTTTTAATAAATCATCATTTAACTCTTTTTCGTTTAACTGTGCGTTAATATGGATCTCTATTAAGCTATGTAGTTCACTCCCTAGATCAGCAGTTTTCTCTCTATAATCCTTAAAAGCTGTTTTAGCCAAATCAAGAGTTTCCTGATCTGCGGTGTAAACATTTCCTGTATTATCAGAAGAAAGTTTTTTATAACTATTTTCTTCTATATAACCCACAGCCTGATTAGCAGCCCATTGCAACAAAGCATCTCCTTTTGAAAGTTGACCTAAAATACCAGTTACACTTGGATAAGTATCATCATCAAATTTATAACTATGCACAATCCCCTCCTTTACAGTGATGAAAAGCCTGTTTTTCGATGTTGTCATGTTGCTCTTTATCGCGCCTGATCATTTCCTCTACTATTAAAGGTAAAAACTTTTGCTCAGCCTTAGATCGTTCTTTTAAGTAAGCTATTAAGTTTTCCTCTACTCTTACATATAAATATTTTTTACTCATGGTTTTTATACCTCCTATTCTAGTTATACGGTATATAAAAAAATAAGTCAAGTAATATTTTTAAAAAAAATAAAAAAATATATTGACATATAAAAAAATAGTTATATAATAACTACATAACCTATTGTTAATAGGTATTTTTTTAACAAACAGGCGGTGTAACTGACCTTAACCCCGTAGTGATGTTATATCGCCTATCTTAAAGGAGAGCGTATGTATTTTTCACAAATATTTCACAACGTGGAGCAAATGAGGCACTATATCAGTGTGCTTAATAAATACAATATTAAATATGACTGGTATGAAAAAGAATACAACGGGCAAAAATATAAAGTAGTGGAGGCAAGCAGTGAAGAAAATAATATGTCAAGAGTGTGGCAAGACTATAGCTAGGATTTTTTCAGGAACTATAGAAGAAAAAGCGGTGTTATGTCAGGACTGTGTTTTAAAACTGGCACTAACAATAAACCATCAGGCGAGGAGTAAAAAATGACTAACGATCAAAAACTAGAAAAAGCATGGCAAGATATAAAGGACTTTGAGAAGCGCATTAAGGACTGGCTCAAAAACCCATTACCACCGCCACCATATAGGAGGAAAAAGAAATGAATAAAGAACAGAGGTTTTGTGAACATATTTTCAGACATGGCATATATTTGCACGATGGCTATTATCCAAAGTTTAAAGAAAATGTTAATTATTTATG